TAGTGTTGGCACTGTTCTTTGAGGTAATCTAATGCGAGTCTTTATGTGTTACGACTGTGAAAAGACACTTCCTGTGAGTGACGCAGCTAACGAAGTTATTGACGGCCTAGCACTGTGCAGGGCTTGCAATCGCGCCTTGGAAATAGAGCTGGGAAGGGGATCGCCTCAAAAGCCGTTGGAGGCAAGAAAGATTGACATAGAATAAGGGTTGCCCCCTCGAAAGGGGGCGTGATTACACACACAAGGGGAGGATGGCAGTAATCTGTGATAGGTTACTGTCCCCGTTGAATTTTTACAAGGGAAAATTATGGCAGATATCGACCTATTACTTTCAGCCCTAGACGGTGTGAAAGCTACTAGCACAAGAGACGGGCATCGCCGCTGGATGGCACTATGCCCCACTCACTCCGACAAGGGTGCATCTCTCTCAATACGCGAATCAAATGACCGCGTCCTCGTGCACTGTTTTGCAGGATGTTCAGTAGTGCAAATCCTGAATTTTCTAGGATTAGATTTCGGTGTATTGCAGCCGGTCACTGAGAATTATCGCCCACTTTTTAAGAAATCTACTGATGATACGTTGGCTATCGCTGAATCGATCATTGATCTACTACCTAAAACTTTAGCGGCAGGAACCAGGCTATCCGCGAAGGATAAGCAGGATATTATTAACGCAAAAATACTAATCGCCAGGAGGAATAAACAATGGGAGGATGGATAAAATTGGACAGGGCTATGCTTCAGCACTGGGTCTGGCAAGATGCCGACACACTCAAAATGTGGCTAGAAATGTTAATGAGAGCTAACTTTGAGGACAAGAAAAGGCTGTTCAATGGACGGCTAATTGATATCAAAAGAGGGCAGCTAATCTTTGGCCGCAAGGTATATTCTGAGCGTCTTGGCATCAACGAAAACAAAATCAGAAAAATTTTAAAACTGTTAGAAAAAGACGGCATGATCCACCAACAAACTACCAATAAATACACAGTAATATCAATAACTTCCTATGATTTATATCAGGAAGTCACCAGCAAAGCACCAACAAAGCACCAACAAAGCACCAGCAAACCACCACACCTTAAGAATATAAAGAATGATAAGAAAGAAAAGAATACTAATAAGCGGTTCACACCGCCAACGCCTGAACAGGTTACTGAATACTGTAAGTCGCGAGGGAATGGTATCAAAGGTGATCGATTCGTAGACTGGTATGCCACTCGCGGCTGGATGGTTGGCAGCACACAGATGAAAGATTGGAAGGCCGCAGTCAGGACGTGGTAGCAGCGCAAGCGTGAATCTACGAAAGATGATGATAACTGGGAGGTGAGCAGATGATTAATATACCGGAGGGATTGGATTATGATGAATACGTGGAGCTACTTGGCAGCTTGGAATCACAAGACCTAAAGTCTAGCGGCCATTGGCGTGATGATTTAATTGAATACAATAACACTGATCATGTTGCCTATGGGGACAAGCTACCCTTCCCGAAGTCGTTTGAGTTATTCAGATACAGGCCTTCAGAAATGACCCTGGTTACTGGGTACAACGGCAGCAAGAAATCAATGGTGTTAGGCCAGATTATGCTCCATCTCGCGAAGACTAGGAAAGTGTGCATCTGTAGCTTGGAGATGCAGCCTACCGTCACCCTGCACCGGATGCTAATGCAAGCAGCAGGAGCGCACCAAGGCAGACCATCAGATGAGTTTGTCCAACGGTTTATGGATTGGGCGCAAGATCGGATATATATCTTCGATGCGCTGGATACTCTACCGCCCGAAAGAATCATTGGGTTCATACAATACGCCACGAAAGAGCTGGGTTGTGATCACGTAGTTTTGGATTCGCTGAGTAAGATCGCTCTGAAATATGACGATTACAATAAGCAAAATGAATTCATCAACAAGATGCAGTACATCGTGAAGCGAAATCAAGCCCACTTGCACATAGTTACGCATGTTAAGAAGCCAATGCATGATGATGAATCAATTGCCCCCTCGCGATACAGCATCAGGGGCGCGGGTTCTCTGTCCGACATGGCTGACAATGTGATTATTATCCAGCCGAATCGCAAGCGAGAGACACTTAAAGAGATAGCTACGATGCGGGAGCTAGATGAGAAGCAGCAGGAATATCTATCTAAGTCGTATGATCACCAGATCATCATCGCGAAGCAGAGACATGGAGCCTGGGAAGGTAATTTAAACTTCTATTTCCACAGCAATTCACTCCAATTAACGGAGCGGGAGGGGTATCCTCATCAGTTTAACTTTGATTAAAAGTAAATAAAAGGACAAGTTTTATAAAAATTTGTCCGAATTATCTGAGCCGCCAATAAGACCCGCGAGTTGAATGCTCTAATGTAAATGTTTGTTCCTTCCCTGTTGGGCTTAACATAGTCACCTCAGAGCCTTGTAGGGGGGTGCAGGAGCGCGTTTCGTCATATGGCCCTACCCTATGCATGTCAAAACCTGTAATGCCTGAGAACACCTCTCCACAGGCAGAACAACGGCAGTAACTGCCACCTATTTTTAACTTATATGTGCTTACTGGCATAACTTTCTCCTGGTTAATTAGAAATTCATATAAATATATCTAAGATTATTGTTGACAGCAACAATTGTTAGCGATTATTATTTTATCAACGTCTGGGAGGATGCACTATGAACATCAAAGAACACATCGATCTTTACAACTCCGAATCACCCCTACCTCTTTCGCAATCCGAAGCTCTCCAAGACTGCTTGGAATCGATTGTGAAATTTCTAGCTACGCCAATCTTAGTTAATGAATCTAAGCTAAATGAATATTTTGGCCTCATGATTCGCGATGCGATTCGGCTAGAGGTTGAAGAATTTTATGAGGAATATCAATCAGATATGCAGTTTGAAATGACTCAGCAAGAGTCTGATGAGGCTGCTGGCTTCAGGAGGGGTGAGTAATGGATAACTCTTTAAGTCAAGCTAAAGCCAAAGCCCAATGGGATTGGCGAGATGGCAGTGAAGAAAACACCTATAAGCCCGGATCAGAAGCATGGGAATCTTATCGTAATGCTTGGTTTGATCTATACCTAACATCTTTGCAGATAGAACAACAGGAGCCACAGGAGCCAGAAGCATGAGCATAATAAATATTCAGCAGAAATTAAAAGCCAAGAAGAACCAGCGGAATGCATTTGGTAATTATAACTACAGGTCAGCAGAAGATATTTTAGAGTCTGTTAAACCTTTGTTGGCAGAAGCCGAGATGTATCTAACAATTAGTGATTGTTTGGAATATATCGGTGATAGATATTACATCAAGGCTACCGCTGTTGTGAGGACAATGGACAATAATTTTGTCGCAGAAGCTACAGGCTACGCGAGAGAGGCTGACAGCAGGAAGGGCATGGACGTTAGCCAAATCACCGGAGCTACCTCTAGTTACGCCAGGAAGTACGCTCTCAATGGTCTGTTTGCTATCGATGACGGCAAGGATGCAGACTCGCGAGACAATACCAAGGAAGACTCAACAGAAACTGAGAAGCCTTGGTTTACAGAGATAGAGCTTGAGAAGTGGCGCGGTGCTATGCAAGGTCAGATTGACAGCAAAGAGAAAACAGTCAATCAGGTTGTGTCATCTCTTAAAAAGAAATACAAGGTCAGCCCAGAAATGCTGTCTGAAATTAAACAGATGGCATCTGCGTAAGGGGAAATCTATGGATGATTTATTTGATGACACGCCAGCTCATAAACTGGCAAGGACTACTGATCCGCAAACCTCTAAGGATGCAGCCACGGCAGCACCCACTGGGAAGATGCGAAAGTTTGTGCTGGATTTAATAATATTAGCTGGTAAGAACGGCATTACTAACAAAGAGATGACTAGGGCTAACACCCATATCCAAGCATCTTCCATTACTAGCAGGCCCAACGAACTAGAAAAGGCTGGACACGTTTTCTACCGAGGCGATAAGAGAGATGGCTGTAGAGTCATTAGAGCCAGTGAATACGATACTGGAACGCGAGAGTGCAGCAAATGTTCTGGCGTGTTGCTAAGTTTCTACAAAATGAAATGTCAAAGCCCCAAGTGCAATAAGGATGATCTATGAGAATTTGTGAGCATGAACAAGGCACTCTTGGCTGGATTGAAGCGCGATTAGGATGCCCTAGTGCGTCTATGTTCTCCAAGCTATGCACATCCAAGGGTGTCTGGTCTACGCAAGCTGATAGCTACATCAATCAACTGGTAGCTGAAGAACTAACTGGAGAGCAAACTCCGTTTTATCAAAATGATCACATGCTTCGCGGGACTGAGTTAGAACCTGAAGCGCGTGACCTGTATTGTGTACTGCAAGATGTGGAAGTTAAGGAAGTCGGTTTCTGTCTACATGACACAATCGCTGCTGGGTGTTCACCAGATGGATTGGTAGGCGAATCGGGAGGGTTGGAAATTAAATGTCCTACAGGTTCAACTCACGTAGGTTACTTGAGGGATGGCACACTTCCCTTGAAATATAAACAGCAGGTAATGGGCTGTCTATGGGTAACTAAACGTGATTGGTGGGATTTCTTTTCTTATCATCCTGGCATGAAACCTTTGATCGTTCGTGTTGAACGTGATGAGGAATACATAGCCAAACTGGAAGAGTGTGTGTCCAGGGCGGTTAATTTAATCAATGACAATGTCATTAAATTTTGGGATTAGGAGATTTAAATGAGTGATTACGATAACACTAACCGAGGTGCGCTGTTTAAAAACGAAAGGAAAGAGCAGCCAACTCACTCCGATTACAACGGTACAGTAAACGTAGATGGGAAAGAGTTCTATCTAAACGCCTGGTTAAAGGAATCGCAAGCTGGCAAAGCTTACATGAGTCTGTCGGTCAAGGCTAAAGATGCAACAAAGTCTAATGGCTCACCTGCATCGCCTACAATCGCAGCAGAAGATGTACCCTTTTAATCTAACGGGGGCGCAAGCCCCCATCTTGGAGGATAAGCTAGGAGTGGATGATGGAATTTAAACTAATCAATGGGGCATTGCTTCCAGTTAATAATGAAGCTCGTAGCTTTTTGTCGGGTTGCCCTAACGGAGGTATTGTTAATTTACAGAAATTGCCAGAAGGGAAACGAACTCAAAAGCAAAACTCTTCCTTGCATCTATATTGTGAATGGCTGGCACAGGCTTTGTGTGATGCTGGGCTGGATATGAGAGCAGTGTTAAAGCCATCTGTAGAAATACCCTGGACACAACCATCAGCTAAAGAACATTTATGGGTTCCGATTCAAGATATTATGTTTAACAAAACAAAAACATCTGATCTTTCTCCGAAGGAAGTTAACGCAGTGTATCTAACTTTAAGTAGGCACATGTCCGAGAAACATAATGTTTATGTGGATTTTCCAAGCTCACGTTGAGCTACTTTAAAAGCACGATTTAGGAGTTGTTATGCATATAGGTAAGGCAATTAGAAAAGCCCATGTAATTACTAACATTAGACACACGACAGTCGCGAAGGCTCTGGACATCAGTGCAGCTAATTACTGTCACGCATTATCGCAAAAAGGCATGACTGTTCAGCGTTTTAAAGAAATATGCGATGAGCTAAACATGGACATGAATTCTGTGTATTCTCTTGGAGATGACTCACATGAAGAAAACTAATCTAGATAACCCATTGCTAACCATCACGTTGTTTGTGTCTTTTCTGGTCATTGTTAGCAGCCTGGCAGTGTTCTTTGCTTACGAACGCTTCTCGCCCACGCCTGTTGAAGAACCAACTGCTGTTGCAGAGCCTGTGCGTCCTGAGTTTGAGTTTCATGGCATGCGCTGTACCACATTGCGTCAAAACCCTATATTCACGTATGATGTACAAAGGCAAACAGTAACCTTGCAAGTTGAATGTGCGCCCGAACTAATGTTGAATTATTTTGAAGCAGAAGAGTCGGCGGGAGAAGTGCAAGAATGGTCAAGCCAATAAATTTTATGGACTATATGCCAGAAGATTGGGAAGAAAACAAAGATCATTACAGGCAACCTGATGATGTCGTAGCTATCCGCAAAGTATATCCAATCACTTCATTCTTATTTAGTGTCGGTTTAATTAAGCTGCGATATGACAAGATGAGCAAAGAAGATCAAATTCGCGCAGAAAAAACACTCCGATACTGGCAAAATAATAAGTTAAACCCAGGCTTCTGGAAGTAATGTCGCTAAAAATTAAGAGGCGCAAACGAAAGTCTAAACCAAAAACTAAAACCAGTGCTATGTTGCGTCAGGAATGTTATCGAGCTATTCAGAAGCTTGCACGTATCTCTGCTGCTGATGATAACGGATACTGCGCTTGTGTTTCATGCGGTGTGACTAAGCACTACAGTCAGATGCAGGGCGGTCACTTTATCCCCAAGGGCAATTCATCATACTGGGCATTAGAGATAGAGAACATACACCCTCAGTGTGCAGGTTGTAATATGTGGGGCATGAGACATGGCTCTGCTGCACAGGAGTACACGTTGTGGATGGAAGATATGTACGGCAGGGAATTTGTAGAAGAGATGATCGCGAAGAAGAAGCAAGCAGTTAAGCGATACAAGTCAGATTACGAAGAGTTACTAGCAGAGTTTTTAGAGCTAATTAAAACACACAAGAAAAGGCTGGGCGAATAATGGATAATGAAATACATGTGCAGCTAGTTACGCCAGAAGAAGCTGATGAGTGGCTCAGTGATATGCTGCACACATTAGAAGGGCATGATGTTAACGTCATAGGCACAATAATGTTTATGCTCGAAGACCTGACAGAATTTATTACTCAGAACGAACTTATGAAAAAACAATTCTTAAAGTTTTTGGATGAAAAAAATAAAGGCGAAGAGTTATTGCATTGAAGTCAAAGGTAATAGCCTCCCGCCTCCCCTACTGAGCGAGAGGCGTGTCCCGAAGTTTTAGTTTCTTTGCCTAATTTCTTCCCCATACGCTCTGATATTTTGCTGAATAGCACCTAATCGCTCTCTGCCCTCATTGTCGGTGGCTTCCTCTTCGGCGCGTCTTGTAGCTTGTATAGCTCCAATTCGTGGAAAGTTTTGCAATCCCATAAATGGCCTGCTCATATCAGTTTTATAAAACTCACTCATAACTTGGCGTTCTACATCTGGTCTGCCTGACGCAGCTTTTAAAGCTGTTTTTAGTTTTCCCAAAACAGCCGAGAATATACCAATAGTTGCCTGACCTTTTGCTAGTTGCGTAGCTCCTGGGGCTATATTTATTGCAATCAATCTTTCCAAAGACGGTCTATTAGGAAGCGTGGTATTTCCCGTTCTTTGTGCTACCCTTAGTTGTGCATTTGCTAACTTGATTAAATTATTAAGATTAGTCAAAGCCTCGCCTTGAAAAAGCTCAGAAACCAGTGTTGGATTATTTCTTTGCAATCTGCTCGCTCTCTTAGAAAATTCTGTGATATTAGGCATATCATCTAGTAGCGGAGTAACTATTCCAAATAACACTTCTTGCCGCAAAGACTCCATTTGAGAAGAGTCATTACCAAATATATTATTCAGTCTTTTTACTACTAATCCCGCCTCAGCCTTTCCAACAATCTCGCCTGATCCTAGTATTAAATTTTTAACCTGTTCAGGGGTTAGTTCTTGATCGACTATTGTCCTAATGATTTTAGATTCATTAAAATTATTTTTATAATCTCTATACCAACTATCAGCTTTTTTCCATTTGCTAATTGCTTCTGCGTTTCCAGAGATTAAATCAGCCTCAAACTGAGTATCTATAAATTCGTCTATGTGGGACTTCATTGCTAACAATGCTTGATACTCAGACCTTCCTTCGTAAGTATCCATTTTTTTCATTTTTTTAATATCAGCGTTAAGCAGTTGCCGAAAGTTATGCAATTGATTTAATGGAATGTACCCGTCAACAAGATTGTTATTTTTGTCTAACAAGTCAAAAGCCGTGTTTGAAACAATGTTGTTAAATGTTTTCAGTCTTCCTTGCGCCACTTTTAGGTTAGCAAGATCAAATTGTTCTGTAGCTAACAAATCAGCCATAGATTGGTCTAGTAATTTTAATTGCGCTTGCGGATAGTATGCTTCTGTTGCTTTAGCTTCATCAAATAACTGCGTTGCCATTCTTTTAGTAATCTCTCGCTGCCTTTGCAACCTTTCAGCAAAAGTTCCCAATCGCTCTGCTACAACACGCTGCCCCCCTGTGAACAAGTCTGCCGACTCTGCTAATTGCGCTATTTGGTTTTCAGGTAAGTCACTTAAATCAATTCCAAGCTCTCTTGCCGTTTTTCTTAACTCTGAAATCTTTTGTGATCGAAGAACTGCCGCCCTTCCTCTTCCTGCTATGTCTGGCAAAAAATCTATAAGGGCCTTAGTTGAAACTCCTGCGAACAAAGCAGGTTTATTGACAACAGTTTCTCCCAACCCGCCTCTCTCACCAATCAAGCTTCTTAATGAGTTAGCTTTTTCAAACAATTCATCTGGAACTGCTTCGTTTCTATCTCTGTACCCTTGTATTTCATCCGCAGCAATTTGAAATTGTGTTAATAACATTGGGTCAGCTCCAGTGCTTATCGTTGATCCTCCTGAAGCCGATGTTATAAAATTTTGCGCTGCGGTGCTGCCTTCGTCTAAAAGCATAAAAGGCGCATTAATTACCGCAGAAATATCTTTTCCCGCAGAAGTTTGTGGAGTGTACACAACACTGCCCATTATGCCGTTAATTGAATCCGTGGCATCTTTCAGAGTTTGATACCAAGTTTTATTTTGATATAAACCTTTTAGTCCTTCATATCCCGCCATTACGGTAGCACCCGCAACCGCAGGAACGCCCGTAGCAAAACTAAGCGCAGTTTCACCCACTCCTATAGCAAGCTCTGGCAAACTTGTTCCACCATATGGGTCAGCAATGTTTTCCCCTGCGGAAGTTTGATATTGACTATCTCCTCCAAAGAATTCTTTTATAGATTGCATAGGGGAAGCAGTCACATTAGCGACAGCTTGGTACGGGTCTTCTATTAAACTTTGGGCGGTAATATCTGGCGTTGCTCCTGATGCCATCATTTGGTCATAAACAGCCTTTGCTTCTGGCCCAAGATCGGCAACAGTAACCGCTCCCGACTCGATAGCTTGTTTGATCTCTTCGGGAGAAGGTATTCTGCCTTGCTTGTTTGAAGATTGAGTATTTGAATCTGCCATAATGTATGCGCCTTATCTTGCGAAGTTAGGAGGGCCTTGAGGCACTGGCTCAAATTCGCCAGTAAATTCTTCTCCAGTAACCATCCTGTGCCTATACCTAAAGTCGTTATGTATTTGAGACTTTAAGCGTTCCAAGTTAGCTTTAATAACTTGCGGGTCAGATACGTTAGCCCCAACAATAGTCATAAAATTTTCTACATCTTGATTTGATACTGCTCTTCCTTGCTGATCTGCGACAATTTTAGCCGCATTATAAGTTACCGCAAGCAGCATGCTTTTCATCTCAGCGGATTCTTGACCTAAATTAAATTTCTTGAAAAAGTCGTCTTTTTGATTTCCTGTAAATCTTAAAGCTGAATTTGCTTCTGTGGCTAAATTATTAAAAGTTGACGCGACAGACGCTACAGCGGTATTTGCATCTGAGTTGCTTTCTAACGCGCTTATAATATTATTCGCTTGAGATGTAAAACTATAAACGCCTATCTGCGTGTCTCTTAGCTTTTTGTATTCTGGATTTTTGCTAAAATCTTCAGGCTGTGCTACTACGCTACTTTTAAGAATTAAATCATTGTCATTTATAGTTAATTTAGAATTTGGCAAACTAGGATCAAAGAAATTTCCCAGACCATCATACAAAGCGGTTTGTTGAGTTCCGTCTTCCCTTATTATTTGAATCGGATCAAGTTTTTGCGCGTCTATTTTTTTGGTAAGTTCGGAATAAATATTTTCAACTTGAGCCATAGGTATCGAGCCATCCCTAATAGCTGACTCATCCGCTTCAAATCTAGGGGATAACCTTGCTCGAGTAGCGACTGTATTGCGAAACTCTCTTTCTGCTTTTGCTTCTTTCAGGATTTTTGCTTCTTTATCTGTTTGTATTTTTTGTTTTGCTAATAATTCTGTTGCCGCTTGACGCAAAGAAGCAGCTCTAATTGGGTCAGTGGTTTGTAGCATTTGAGCAGCTTGCGTCAGCCCTTGAGGGGTGTCTAACTTGATCCCTTGTAGTTTTTCTTGCAGCTTCTCGCCAGTAGTCCTGGGATCGATCCCAAGCATAGGCTGTACTGCCCTGCGGATGTCTTCGTTACGCTGCACACCTAACTGACCTGCCATCTGGGCAAGAGGAGCTAATGCTCTAGCCCGGCCTGTAAGACCTGATGCAAGCAAACGCCCTTGCATTTGTCCTTGTTGTAGCAGTTTCTCCTGGCGTTGTTCAGGAGTATCAATGATGTCTGCAAACAACGTGCTTATATTTATAGCCATTTTATACTCCTAATCAAAAATTGATGTTGCTTTATTTAAAGTATTGGAAATGTTGCCTAACGCCCCACCGAATTCAAACTTTCCTGTTTGAGGGTTAATGCCAATAGTAGCTCCTCCTGAAGAAGAATCTTTAGTTTGCTCACCTTTTAACAGATCAAACAGCCCTTGGAACTGCTGCTGACGTAGCGCATTAGCGAGTGCTGAGTAACCAAGCTGTGCTTCTAAAGTAGACTCTGCTAGTCCTGTGCCCAAACCTAAACCTGTGCTCTGTAAAGCTGACCCTAGTCTTGCAGCTTCTAATGATGGCTGCAAATTAGCCAAGAGCTGTTGCTGTCCTTGATACGCACCTGGAATAGCTTGCAGTCCTAAATCACCAGCCAAGTTCATTCTACCTCGTAGCTCTCCTAGTCCTGCTAATGTTTGCTGCGATGTTAAAGCTTGCTCTGCTCTTGCTTGTTCCATAGCTGTTAAAGCTGATCCAGCTTGCTGTTCTTGAATAGCTTTTTCTAATGCTAAAGCTTCAGGAGTGCCCCCAAACATACTGGTTCTAACTCCTGTTCTTCCCTGACCATACAAACGCTCCTCTAATCCCAGGCGTTGCCGCTCTTGTTCGGGTGCTTGCAAGGCTGTGAGATTATCCATAATCTCCTGCTCTCGCGCAGCTCTTGCCGTAGGGTCTTGAGTCAGCATATTAATGAGTGATGTTTGCTCTTGCTCTCTTTGCGCTGGATCACTTAGCATCCCAAAGGCTTGAGAGCTAAACCCTAGCAATCGATTTTGCAAGGCTTGCTCTTCAGGGCTTAACTTAGCAGTTAACCCGCCAGTAGCTCCTATATAGGCCTGGCTCCCTGTAGGAGTAGTAACACCGAATGGCTTGAACTGCGATTGGCGGCTAATCTCACCCATTAATCCGCCACTAGCCGCAACAGGAGGCATATCGCCATATACTGTTTTGACATCGCGCTCACCAGCTTTTTCAATATCTCTAATTGCTTTTTCTTGAGCTGCTGCGCTACCTACAGCAGAAAGCAAACCTCCTGTAGTGCCGCCAATTAAACCGTCATACCAGGCCATTAGTAAGTACCTCCATCAATAGTTCCAAACGTAGACGTACCACTCACCGTTAGGTTAGCTGCGGTTACTGTTCCTGTGAATGTAGGAGATGCAGAGTTTGATTTACTGTTTACTGCTACAGCAATTGCATCGTACTCAGCCCCTACCTCAACACCTTTAATTACTTTAGCGGGATTACCGCTAACCATAGCGTCTTTGGCAGCGAAGTTCGTGATCTTCGTGTAGTTAGACATTACACAATCCTTCCCATTAGGGCTTGAATATTAATTTCTTGCAAGGCAATTGTCTTGCCATCAACTGTAGTTTCTACGCCAACGGCTACTACTGTACCCTGTCCTGACGTATTAATTTTCTTTCGTTTTATTAAAGAAATGGAAGAAGAATACTCCGCTGTCGTATTAAATTCAGAGATATTGTATTGTCCCACATTAGATGCTGGCAAAGTATACGCTTGTTTCTTGTATGCGCCTGAATAGTCGTATGCCCAGTTTAATACAACAGTAGATTCTGCTCCATCAAAGGTAGTTAAATTAATCTTCTTTAAGAATTTTAAATTAGCTGTGTCACCAAAGCTCAAAGGATGACTAAAATAACTTAATAAATAGCTGCTAGTCCCATCATTAAAGCCTGTGTATTTAGCCAAACCTGCACTATTGCCAATGTATAAATCTTCAGCAGCAGTATTAGCAAAGATTAATGGGTTAATATGCGACCAAGTAGTCGCTCTGTAGCTGCCATCTTGTAATGGGAAACGTGTATCAAAACAATACACTACAGCTAATTCTTGAAAGTTCAGCAACACAAACGCCTCACGCGGAGAGTAGTGCATGCTGATATTCCCTGTCTCTGCCGCAAAGAGGGATTTAATATCATTGTTTACATTCTTAGATATATCACCAATTGGTGCTGACTTCTCTTGAATTGTTCTAGCTAGGCTACGAACACCAGAATCATCTAAGAATATTAAGTCTTTACCAGTAGATACTACGGCATCTCTGGAAACACAGCCCACATTAGAGATAGTATCCGCGAGGGTCATGCTTGCGGGGCTTTCGGCTCCATCATACAGAACAATAGAGTTGCGCCCAAAGATCACCAGGAAACCATTGTGAGCGGCCAAAGCAACGATTGTATCGTACCCTGTAGGCCAGACTGTAGTTATGTCTATCGATCCCGTAGACCCTCCTGACCAGTGTGCACCGTTGAGTAGATCAGACCAGTAGATCGTAGACTTATCGTTTGTAAAGTCTGCTACCCATAACCTACCGAACGCTGCTAGACACTCATTACCCTGTGGAGGTGTTCCTGTAGAGTGTGCATGAGATGACATCTTCTCTACTGTGCCTGCATGATCCGAATACATTAAAGGCTCTTGAGCGCGTTGAAACATATACATGTGATCGTTAAACGATACAAACTTCCAGTTGTTAGCAGAAATGGTATATGACCCAGGAGTGGCATCTACTAGAGTAGTTGTTCCTGTAAAGATTTTGTTATTACCTGCTGATAAAAATGTAATATCACCATCATTAGCTACGAACTCACCCATAGCTTCAATGCCATCAGAGCTGCCTAGAACTGAAGTTCCGTTAGTTGAGATCATGCTATAGCCTTTTCTTGCGGCTATCCTGCCCTCTTTATCAATCACGCAGTTATCTGCCACAGCCGAAAAGCTAGGCTCTTGAGCTAGTGGCGCGTCTTGGGTGTTAATACCCGCGAAGCCAGGTGCTGTTATTGTAATGCTCTGTAATTGTTGAGCCATCTATACCACCATGTAAGTTGTTTCTAAGGGGTATCTGTTAGCGTCTACTGCGATTGCATCTGACAAAGCGGAAGAAGCTACGGCAAACTGCTCTGCTGCTGACTGACCACCTGTCTCACCTCTTTCGCGAAGAGCCATAGCATAGGCCATCTGTACAACAGGATGATACGGTACTTTAATCTTAGTAGCATCTGCTGTTAACAGGGTCTGTGGCGCAGCTATGTCAAATCTTAATGTATACACAGCGTCAGGCTGTGGATAAACCTTTACCTTTAGATCATCGTTATCATCTACTCCACTGACAATGTAATCAGTAGGAACTGCACTAACAGGAGTTTGATTAAAGTATAGGTTGTCAAAATATGGGACAGTATTCAGCGTCAAAAAACCGTAACCACTACTGCTCATTGCCTGTTTAATAACTGCGCTTTGACCAGAGCCAGTAAGAGAATACTCTGCTTGACCAATTACTGTGGGTACTTCTATGGTGCTGCGTAATGCAGACCAAGTCCATGAGTCTTCTACTAGCTTTTTTGCATCATTTACTAGATCGCCTATCAAACCAGAATACGAAGTTTCTTGCGTGGTGCTAACTTCATCTTCTCTTAATCTGCGGAGGACGTTATTAATTGCTTCTAAATATGTCATCTACCTGCCTCCTGCGGCCTGTAAAAATCGCTCGAACATCCCAACTGGAATGTTATCTAGTTTTGTAAATTTTGGTTCAAACAAAATTGAATCTGTAAGAGGGGTGCTTGCTATTAATTGCATCATGCCTTGTTTCTTTTCATCTTCGGGCTGTTGAGTGTCAGAGTTAATATTAGTATTGATGTTAGTGTTTGGGTTGACGTTTACTTTAGTATTAGTTTTAGCGTCCGCCTGAGCTTTTGCATCGGCTTGCGCCTTAGCATCGGCCTGAGCCTTAGCGTCAGCCTGAGCTTTGGCATCTGCTTGAGCTTTGGCATCTGCCTGAGCTTTAGCATCTGCCTGAGCTTTGGCATCTGCACTAGCTTTAGCGTCAGCGGCAGCTTTAGCGTCAGCTTGTGCTTTGGCGTCAGCCTGAGCCTTAGCGTCCGCAGCAGCTTTTGCGTCAGCGGCAGCTTTTGCGTCTGCTGCAGCTTTAGCGTCAGCTTGTGCTTTTGCATCTGCCGCTGCCTTGGCATCTGCCGCTGCCTTGGCATCTGCCGCTGCTTTAGCCTCAGCGGCTGCCTTGGCATCTGCCGCTGCTTTTGCATCTGCTTGTGCTTTGGCGTTTGCTGCAGCGTCCGCCGCTGCTTTGGCGTCTGCAGCAGCTTTGGCGTCTGCAGCAGCTTTCGCATCGGCAGCAGCTTTCGCATCGGCAGCAGCTTTGGCGTTCGAAGCTGCTTTAGCGGCGGCATCTGCGGCTGCTTTTGCGTCTGCTGCGGCTTTAGCTGCTGCGGCGGCGGCTGCTTCTGCGGCGGCATCTGCGGCTGCTTTGGTTGCTGCGTCCTTTGCGGTTAATGCTGCAGCACTGGCATCTTGAGCGGCTTTAAGTTTAGCGGCTGCGTCTGCATCTGCGGTTGCTTTTGCGGCTGCGGCTGCTTTGGCATCAGCAGCAGCTTTGTCAGCAGCGGCTTTAGCGGCGGCATCTGCGGCTGCTTTAGCGGCGGCATCAGCAGCGGCTTTAGCGGCGGCATCAGCAGCAGCCTTATCAGCAGCAGCTTTGGCGTCAGCGGCGGCTTTATCAGCAGCGGCTTTATCAGCAGCGGCTTTATCAGCGGCGGCTTTATCAGCGGCGGCTTTGTCAGCGGCAGCTTTGGCGTCTGCAGCAGCTTTGTCAGCAGCAGCCTTAGCATTGGCAGCAGCATTTATTTCCGCTTGCGTTAAAGGACGGTTTTCTACTTCGGCAATAGTGTTAGCAGCAGATTCGTCTATTGTAACTTCATTGTTGGTTTGATTTATAACAGTTGTTCCGGCATCTTGAGCCGCTTTGTTAACCTGATTTACAGTAAGCCCTGTTGCTGCGGCTATTTGGGAAGAAGATGCGCCGCTTTTATTAGCAGCATATATTACTGCTGCTACTGCTGCGGCTCCTAAACCAAACAAACCTATAGCTGAATTTGCAATATTAGCTAAACCGGAAACAGTTTGTTGATTAGTTTGAGTAGCAGCAGAACCTTGAGTTGATAAACCTGCTTCTTCAATAGCTTTTTCAATCGCAGCATTTTCTTCTGTTGTTATTTCATTAACGGTTTTTGGATCAGTTGTTAAATCACGAATAACCTCTGAATCAGTTGTAGTGCTGTCTGATAAAAGCGCATTTTCTTCAACGGTATTAGCTAAAGCATTATCATTAATATCAGCGGCAGCTTGCATCTCGTCTAGAGTTGCATCGAAACCCTCAGTTGCGCCGTCACCTGTTTCACTATCAGCAGCAGGAGCAAGGCCAGTCAATTCGGAAAAAGGCTCATTAGACCAATTACCTGAATTTAAATTCGCAGAGGGATCAGGCGTGACTGCATTACTAGCAACTGCTGAAGTTCCACTAAGAGTCCCGGCTGTACCAGCACCGATTAATGATTCAAATCCACCACCAAATAACACTCCATCAGTTAAATTAATATCAGAGCCTAGCCCCATTTCTGCTGCATTGGCTGCTAGTGCTTCTGCGCTTCCTTCAAGAAATTCACCTGCTGATTCTGCTAATGCGTCTTTGGCAACAGTCGCGGCTGAGGTTGTTCCAAGGCCTGTTAGTCCTCGCTTAATTACATCTTCTAAGCCGCCGAAACCTGCTAAAGCTCCTGCTCCTGTATTAGCTAATAAATACGGAGCATTTTCTAACGTGTACGCCTGAGCATCGTTTGCCGCCATGATTGCTTGATCATGGTTCATACCGTTTTGGATAGCGTAATCGTAAGCAGATTCCCACATTGCATCTTTTGCAATGCCTGTTCCTGTTAAACCACCTGCAGCAATGTTGGTAGTTGTAATTACGTTACCTACATCTAATAATTTATCTCCGGTTTGTTTAGCTTTGTTAATGGTTTGCGCTGTTTTACCTGCCAACCCACCTGTAACTAAAGGAGCTATGCTTGTTCCAATAGCGTTAGCAATACCCATGCCAGGATTAACTAAGAACGCATCCCACGCAGCTTTTAATTCTGCTGATGCTCCTTGGCCTAAAGCGGCTTCTCGTATTGCGGAAATAGTAGCTTGATCTTCTTTGGTTGCATCGGACATTAAATCGGCAATGGAATCTTCCCACTCTTTCATCTGAGAAGACAACATATTCTCAGCCCCAAATGGGTCAAAGAAAGTATTACGAACACCTGTTAATGTTCCTTGCCCAACATTTAAACCAAGATCAACCACATAGTCATTAGCAGCTTTCATTTCTGCTATTTGTTCTGGAGTAAAATCGGCGTAATAATCTCTGGCATTAGACCCTGCCATATTAGCCATTTCACCAGACTCTCCTAAAATCGGATCGCCTGTTGTAAATATAGGGGCAAAACCTGCGTTATACCCATCATCTGTTCTAAGAGTGTTGTTAAGATCAACGTATTCATTTTGTAAATTCTCACCACTAGGGCTATATCCATATTTTGCTAAAGTTGAAACTACGTCTTCTTTAGTAAACTGACCACCACTTAGTTGCGGAACAATGTCTGCACTAAATCCAGACCTTTGCAAATAATCCGCGAGGAGTGCTGCTTTTTCGCTTTCGGACAATTCGGAGCCATATAATAAATCTAGCTCACCTCTAGTCTGGTCAGCCAAGATGCTGGTTACTTCCGATTCAGAGCCTTCAGTGCTTTCTTTGGCAATAGAGTCTAAAAGGTCATCCCAAAGAGCAGAGGCAAGATTAGTTACCTCTGGAGAAGCATCTTTTGTATAACCAGTAGGATTATTAATACTAAAATTACGTTTCCTAATACTCATTATTTTTCTCTCGAAACACCTTTAGTTTTCTCAAAGGTTCTCATTGCGCCTAAACCCAACATGCCCATTAGAACAGGCATCATTTCACTTAGTGCTATTAATGGTATCTCTACACCCGTTTCAAATAACTCAAGAGCCATATTCACAAACGGTATAATTAAAAAGTTGCCAGCCATGCCCAAAGCGCATATCCAACCAATAGCAGGTCTCCAGCCAGCAACAAACATACTATTATGAGCTGCTTCAATTTTATTAACCTCGATCTGCGCCATAACCTGTTCTTGGGTATGACGTTCGGCCATCGTAGCTATTTCATGAGACAACTTTTCTTTCAAGTTTGTATCAGGAATAACCTTGTCTAGTATGGCACTAACTGGGCCTATTAACGCACTAATCATGCTGCGCCAAGCCCTATTAGAACAATGACAAGAACTACCACTGCTATGCCCACCTGCTTTTCAGTAGCAGTTTGAACCAGATTTCTTACCCACTTACCTATTTTTTTCATAGCATTCTTCCTATTACAGTTGCAGTCGCAACAATGATTATCCAAAAAACCCGCTCTCCAAACACAACAGATGGAGATATATTCTGTAACTTTTCATCCATTGTACTAATTTTAGTTTCAATCAAAGTTTGACGATTAAATATAGTCGCAATCCTTTCCTCTACACGCGCTAAAGAAACAACAGCTTCTTGTAGATCATCTATCTTGCTTTCAATTCTATCGATTCTATTTTCCATTATATTACTACATCCGGTTCACTGTACTGCTTATCGATTTCATACGTGCAAGTAATATTTCTTCCGCCATTTTTCTTAAAAACAATCATCGACATTGTATGGTCTGAGCCGTAACCCTGTCCTGCATGCCACGCATCTGGTGGTGCTAATGTGCCAAACTTCTGGACTGTAACTCCCTCAAACTCCTGTACGCTTGCGTGATGAAAGTGACCAACAAACCATAATCTATGTGTAGTGCTACCCCAGGCGTTTGGCATATCTCTAGGCATGATTTGAGCTAGTTTCGCAGCTTTTATCTTGTCACCATGATGGATACCAAACAACCATTTGCCCCACTGTAAATAATGAAAGAATCCTTTTGATTTTAAAATATTAACTCTTAGCTCGTTAGAATAATAAAACTCTAAAATAAGTTGTACTGCAATAGCGGCATCAGAATCATGATTACCCCTCGCGACAACAACATGAACTGTGCCACACTTATCTAACATTCGATTTATAGAATGGATCATTACATTTGCTGCGGTTCGCATAATCTTTTCAAACCGCGTATCTACATCAACTAACGTGCCCTTTGTAGTAAATGGGCTAGAGCCATCAGAGTGCGTAAAATCACCAACTTGAACTAGCATGCCTGTTTTAGCTTCAGGCATTTTATCTGTTAGGTTATCTACGGCAGCTAAGATTTCTTTTGATGCAATCTTAGAATCAAAATCTCTGTCTCTAGTTTCCGACCCATCAGCTCTCATACCTATGTGAGCATCCCCAATAATAATCGTGGGCATATATAAATCTTTATTATGCTTTTTAGCTTTTGGTTTTTTAGCAACAGGAACCAATGTTGTTTTAATTTCTTCTACAAAAGCTTTTAATGCCTGTTCTCTTTCAGCTTGTAATATACTGCGTTTAGTTTTAAGCCACGCTTTATTGCCTTCATCATCTTCAGTGTAAATTGAGCGGCCAATAACGTGCTCACCTGTAGGTACGTGACGCGTAGCGTCCCAATTTTCGCTAAAACCTGCGGCAGAAGCTCTCGATCTAATGGTGTTAATGATATCCCTAACAGTAGAAGACGTAATTCCTAAATCTCCACTAGCCCGGACAGAATTTCTGTTATGTTTTTCCCAACATTTTAAGACTTCTCGCTGACGATTAGTTTTAGCATAATCAATTAAATTCAAACTACTATCCCCGCGATTGCCATAACAACTATAAATATAATTGAACAAGTACCAATTATGGATACGATGTCAATAATTGCGGCTCTTGATTCTGCTTTTGCTTTAGCCTCTGCAATCCGCAGATTGCGTATTTTAGATCGCTCTTTAAGCATGTCATGCCAAAGATTAGCATTGCCGCTCCAATAAAAGAGGTCTTTTAATTCTTTCTCTAACTGTTGAGCCTTTTTCTTCTGGAGCGTTATCTCTAACGCCTGGCTCTCAACTGATTTACCGCCAAACAATTTTTCTATTTTGCTCGGATTAGTAGCTTTTTGTTCAAGCACACTAACCGTCTCACGCGCATCCCAGAACTTACTCAAAGCTCTGGTCATATCTCCAAGCTCTTTGCCTTCATTGACCGCTGTCTTCATAAAACGGTAGGCCGAAGAGCACATCTGTACTGCCGCTATAATCTCTGCTGCCATCAGTAAATCCTTATGCCGTCTTGAGTTGGGTCTACTAAAAGCGGCTTGCAGTAAGCTGAGATCGGACTAGATGTGCTAGGTGTTGTACGTCTTTGCAGTCTGTTTGCAAAATAATTACAGCGATTTAAGTCGTAAAAGCACATCGCCTGATCACAAGTTTCAGACGCTTGATCAC